CATCAAACATGACGCCGGATGAAAAACGTACTCAACTGGATAAGTTACGCAAAGTTAAAACGCAGTTCGCGTCTACAGTCGAGCAGGCAACCGATAGAACCACACCCCAATGATGCCGTCACGGATGCCCGCAATAGCGCGGGCATCTCGGTATCTCAACGCTTGGTTTAGCCCTCGGATACGCACGGCTTCCGTGTCGAGGCAGGGGATAAAGAACCCCTGTCCTCGCTCAGTCTTGTCCCACGGGAACCGAATTGAGTAGCTCATTGTCCTTCTCGGTGATAAGTCGGGAAATCTTCAGCACAGCCACGCGCATCTGGGGGCCACGGGTTTTGGCGGTCATGTCCTTCTTGGATATTTCCGACACCTTGAACAGCGCCCCAAGCTGACGCTTGAAGTCCGCATAGCCGAAGCTCATGTTGGCGCAGCAAGCCTTGAGCATACTCTGCTCGATGAAGTAGTCAATGTACCCCGGCGTTGCGCCATGCTCAATGCGCCCCATGATGCGTGATCTGGTGGTCGAGTCATCGACCTCCTTGCCGCTGCCAAGCTCTGCCAGTACGCGGTTGCCCTCAACATGGCGGATAACGATGAACTGTCCGTAGTGCTCACGGGTGTAGGCGTTCAGGACATCTTCGGCGCTACGGGCGTTGCCCTTGATGTTGTTGCGCATGCCCGTGACAATGGTGTGCAGGAACTCGATGATCTTGCCCATCGGGATGTCAGTGATACCAGCATGTGTGCTTGACATCAGGATGCCAGCGCCGACCAGCTCGGCAATACCCGCCATCCAGAAGCGCTCGTCATTGGTAGCGTTGAACTCCTTGTACATGTTGGACACGATCTCAGGCACCATCGTCTTGAGCAGATCGACATTCTTGGCCATGTACTCGACCAGCATGTGGCCCGCTACCGCGTAGTTGTGCTGCAAGGACTTGACGATCTCGATTTCGTGCGGCTCCCATGTCAGCGGCTGATCCATGATGAACTCCAGCAGACGGCGCAGTTCGCCCTCAGACGCATGGTTGCGGCCACCAGTGAGCATGTCCACGGCGTGGGTGTTAGATGACATGATTGCCACGGTCATCCATGTGGACAGGTTCAAACGCTCTTTGTTGGAGCCTGACTCCATACGCTCCTTGCCGCGCCCTTCGGTCATGTCCAGCAGAAACTCGGGGAACCACTCGAAGTTGTTGCGGTTCTTGCTGGTGATCTCATCCGTAATCAGCGGGTTGCTGTTGAGCAGGCCGAGGCGCTGCTGCATGGCTACGGGAGATGTGCCCTTGCCTGTGCGGTAGTGGGTGGGATGTCCCCAGACGGATGCGGCTGCTTCCAGTGCCAGCGTCTTGCCTGTACCGGACTCGGTTGAGCCGCAGTGGTAGGTCATGCCGTATATACCCGTGAAGCGCATCAGTGGCGCTCCAGCCCCGGCAAGCATGACGGCTAAGTGGGCATACATCTTCTTGTGGATAAGCAGGTTGATGAACGCACGCCACGCCTCAATGGTGCCGGTTGGTTTGGTGTTTGCAACGATGTTTTCCAAACCCGCCATAGGCACGGAGAAAGGTGCTGCTGTCTTGCTGTAAATCTTGCCAGCAAAGACGTATGTATCGTCCTCTTGCCAGCCATAGTTTGATGGCACTTTAACGGCTGCCTTACCGGTACTTGCTTGTTCCACGCATGCCCTCACATATTCAAAAAGGTTTTTGTCATTACCAGCGCCAAAAGCGGCGATGATGTTTTGTTGAGCCAGTGCTTTGACTGTCTCGTCTTTGCTCACCACCGCCCGCTGCGGGATGGTGATTGTTGCTGGGCCTTCTGGCCGCAGCGCTAGCATGTGAACAGTGTGTTCACCGCAGTTGTTCAGGATATCCACCACAAACAAATCGTATGGCAACAACATCACCTGCTTCTTGGATGTGTTGCCGTCAGCATCTTCCATCGACTTTTCGGAGAACACGCCGCCCTTGCTGCCGTAACCGAACCCACGCGGAGGCGTGGGACGCAGCAGTTTCTTGACCTCGGGCGCAATGCTAGGACTTTCCGATGGGATAACGATCTCGATTTCTTTCTCAGCCACGTCAACCGCAATCTCACGGCCAAGCGCAAGCGGGTTGGTGATTTTGCCAAAGTGTTGACACCCGTCACAGCCACCGGGGTTCTCGCTCTCAAACTTCACGCACGGGTACGGCCCCTTGATCTGGGCCTGCTTCTCACGCATGCGCGTCTCGTCATAGGGATGTAGCCCACTGAGCCACACCGCTGCACGCTCGCCGTCCGAACACTTCTGGGCAATACTCAGCCAGCCACGCCAGAGCGGCTCCATGCCGTCATCTTCAGCGTTCTCTACAAAGTGCTTGAGCTGAGCGCAGCCAGCGCCGTTCTTGGTCTTCAGAAAAATCTTGCTGAACTTGGTCGTGCTGTTCTCAAACAGCTTGGTTCCAGCCATCGTGGTCGGCACTGCTGGCGCTGCATCTGGGCGCTTACCCGGCAGACTCAACGCGGACATTGCCGCTACTGGAGCCATCGTGGTCAGCTTGTCCGCAATGGCTTGGCTGATGCTCTCGAAGTTAAAGCGGTCGCCCTCGGTCAGCAGCCTGACTTGCTTGGGCTCCCCGTACTTCCACGAGCCATCCTCTTTGTTCTTCTTGAAGTTGAACGTGTTGGGGATGCGCAGCACCCGTGCGGCGTCTGCTGTCACAGTCATGTCGATGTTGAGCTTTTGCTGCTTGCACAGGCGCTTCAAGTTCTCGGCAGTAGGCTTCCACACAGCCACGTCAATGTCTTCAGTGAACGGCCAGTAGCAGTGCAGCCCACCGCCAGAGAACACGATCCACGGAGCGCCCAGCACATCCAAGCCAGTATCAGCAAGGAACGCACCGAGTGCCAGTGCCGCTTGTTTCTTGGAGGCGTAACCGTCCATGTCGATGAACAAGGACTTGATGAAGCGGGAGTTCTCCGCAGTGCGCTTGCCCGAAATCTCGAACGTAGCCAGCGCAAAGTAAACGTCCTGCTGTGCCTCGACCCAGTTGTCTACGGCAGGGTAAAGGTCTTCCAGATTTTCAACATACCGATGCTCTTTCTTTTTTGTGCTTAGTTCTGCCGCGCAATACAGTCCGTTATGCGGAGACGGCAAAACCACCGCAAGGAATTCCAGCGGGTTCATTAGAGTCCTTGGGGTTTACACAAACAGGTCGAGTTGCTTTTCGTCGCGGACGGGGTATTCGTCAATGGGAGCAAGGCGGCAGAAGCGTGAGTACAGCTCGAACTGGAGATCGGAAGGCAGACCCGCCATTGTCCACTCGTTGTCGCAAGCCAAGATCAGCTCGCGGTTGCTCAAGGACGAAGGTCGTAGTGTTGACATATTTTTCTCCATGCCTCATCGGCAGAGCGTGAATTTTGAAGGAACGTGAGCAGCGTTTCTACGCGGTGCTCGTACGCAGGGAAGATGTCTCCGCCTGCAAACCAGTTGTATGCGGTCTGGCGTGTAACGCCCAGCGCCTTGGAGATGCGAACGACAGAGAAGTCGTGGTGAACTGCCCAACGTCCGAGCTGATTGCCCGGAGTCTTCGGCGCACGCATAACCATGTCGATTGTTTTTTGTGAGTAAGCCATATTGGTCTTAAAGGGCGCTGGGACACGCAGGGCAGGAAACGCAGTCATGGATTTGTTTGCGGGTATTTAACGACGCAATCTTTAAACGCCGATCCATGCAATGCAACCGCTGCCTGCGGCCCAGCGAAACTTTTATTTATTCGTCATCCCAATCAGCAACGACATCAGCAAGCGCTTTCTTGCCGGGGACAGATGTCGGCTTTGCCGCTGCTGCCTTCTTCACGACTGGCTCTTCGTCTTCTTCGTCCTCGACCACTGGGGCTGGCTTGGCCTTGGCTTTAGCCTTGGGGGCTGGGGCTTCGTCTTCTTCCTCAACTTCTGGCGCTGGTGCAGCTTTGGCCTTGGTGGGTGCCTTACCCTTGAGCGCATCAGCAGGCGTGCCCATGTCCATGTTTCCCGCGTCCATCGTAACGGCTTTCTTGGCTTCGGCGGTTGCGCCTTGAGTGGTGGCCTTGGCAAACTCTTCGTCAGTCAACCAGCGCATGGCCTTGAAGAACAGCTTGGGGGACTCGCTGGCGGTATCGAACTTCATGCGGGTCACAACAGTGCTGGGGTCAACGCCTTGGGCCACGAGCCAGCGAGCATATGCTTGCAGTGGGCGGTTGTCGCCGTCTTCCTTACCGAAAATCGAAGTGGCTGGCAGAGACAACTGCATCACATCGCCTTCAATGTTGTTGGCCAGCGTCACGGCCAAGCGCTGCTGATAACGGCAAGCGCGTGTGTTGCCATTGCCTGACCCCGCCACGTTCTGGTCGCAGGAGGCGCAGGTGTCAGACTGCTTGTTCTTGCTCTTGGGGTCTGGCGTGTCGCCATCATTGGACTGGCAGTCAGGCGCGGTTGCAGTTGCGTCCTTGTCGTACTTGGCTGCGTAGAACACACGGGCTACCTTCGGTGCGGCCTTGACGATTACCACATCAAGGAAGCGCTCATCGACTGCTGCAATTTCTTTGCCCGCAGAGATCAGACGGAACACACCGCCTTTGATCGACACGCGTTTGCCACTGGCACCAGCGCCACCACCCGCAAGGGCTTTGGCAATGTCAGACATCTCGGCCTTGCGTGCAAAGGCGGGTACTTGGGAGGGATTAAACAGAGCTACATTACTCATGGTCTTCTTTCTTACTTGCTTGGTTTGCGAACGGAAATATCGAACTCAGCGTTGGCGTTGAGTCCGGGTGGCAGAACGCCGGGGTTTTCTTCGAGGAACTGCTTCATGTTTGTCTGAGCAATCCGTTTCTCGAACAGGTCGAGCGCGTCATGCTGCGTCACAAAGGTCTTGAACGAATCCCAGTCCGATGTTGAGTAGCGTGTCTTGATCGACATGACAACGGTGCCTTGCGGCGTGTTGACGGATGTGACACCAAGCGCTTGCATCTGGTCTTTCATCGCATGCTTGATGTCGTCTTGCGTAGCCTTGAGCACTTCGACTTTCGTGTCGTACTCTTTGGTCAGTGTTTCGATTTCGCTGCGAATCTTTCGGTAGACCTTCGCTAACTTGTCGAGTGGTATGACTGTTGTAGTCATGGGCTTCTCCTATTTTGTTTTGTCTAAGGTTGGACAGTGTACACACGTTTTTGGTCTTTGCAACTCCTTTATTTTTTAATTTCCATGTTGAACATCTCAGTCAAAAGTGAGTGACTGCTTACATTACTTTGCAAGGCTTTAAACATCTTCTTTTCGATGGGACTGCCCTCGATGTGGATGACCGTCACCTTGTCAGAGTTCTGACCCTTCCTGTCGGCTCGTGCAATGCACTGCACGTATTGCTCAACAGACATCAACGGCCCGTAGAACACAACAGTGTCCGCAGCAGTTAGGGTAATCCCGTGTGCTGATGCCTGCGGTTGCATCACAAGGACTCGCGGGTCGGCTTCGGTTTGAAAGCGCCTGATGATGTCCGCACGTTTAGGCGGTGTCACGCCCCCGTGTATGCACTCCGCGCTGATGCCCTTCTTGAGTAGGTGCGTGTGCAGTGCGTCAATGCTTGAGCGGAACAGCGCGAAGATCAGAACCTTGCGGTCAGTCTCCTCAAGGATTTCTTCAATGACGCTGAGCCTTGGGCTGGCATCAAACTCTACTACCTCATGGTCGTCCGTGTAGGCCGCACCACAACTGATCTGGAGCAGCTTGGACACGCTAGCTGCGGCATTGACCGCGCTGATTGTCTCCCCTGCCGCATGGATCATCATGCTGTCCTTGAGCAAGTTGTAGTACTTGGCCTGCTGCGGTGTGAGCGCCACCTCTCGCGTCACTGTAACGACCGGTGGCAAGTCCAGACACTGCGCTTTGGTGAACCTGATGGCCGGTTGCAGCGCCTCATGCACTAGGTTCTTTGCGTCAGGCTTGGGTGCCCACTTGAACATGGTGATCTTGTTCATCACTTTGTCTCGCCACGCCGTAAAGAACTTGGGCACGCCGTCTGGGTTCACCAGCTTGGCCAAGCCATACGCATCGACCGGAGACTGAGACGCGGGAGTTCCCGTCATCATCCACAAAAAAGTGTGGGGTTTGATGACTGTTGATAGGGATTTCCAGCGCTTGGTGCTCATGGTCTTGTACGCATTGGCCTCATCAACGATGACCAGATCAAACTTGCCGTTGGCTACCACTTCGCTGGCAATTAGGTTCAGCCCCTCGTAGTTGGTGATGACGATCTCGTAGTTCTTCTGGATCATCTCGATGCGGCGTGATGCTTGCGGGTGGTGAGCAATGATGGCTGAGCGGTGGATGATGCTGTTGCTGATGTCTCCCATCCACGCTGACTGCATAATCGACAGTGGGCACAGGATAAGCACCCGCCTGATCTCCCCACGCTGCATCAGATAGTCAGCAGCCCACAGCGCACTGAGCGTCTTGCCTGTGCCGGGTTCACTGAACACGAACGCCTTGCGGTTAAGCGTAAGGAACGATGACGTCTCAATCTGGTGCGCCATCGGTGTGTAGCGTCCGGGCCAGTCGTAGTTGCGTGTGATGGGCGATGGCAAGTTCTTGACGCCGAGGTTCTTGAGAACTCTGACTTCATCCAACCCCCAGAACACCGCTATGGAACTTGACCCATCATCGTGCTCTTCAACTACCTTACTTCTCGGAATTACTCTGTACTTCTCAGGGCTGCGCGTACGCAAGAGCAGCGCCTTGTTCTCGATGATTTCCATTGCTTCTCCATTTTTTATTTTGAGCTGGCGCGGTTCTTTGCAACGCTCTGCATTCGCAAGTTGCTCTTGGCCGATGTGCCGCCGCTCTTGAGGGGCTTGATGTGGTCAACATCTTTGCCGTCACCCTTGGCCGCTTCACCCGTCTTCTCCATGATGCGCCGCGCTTTGACGCGCTCCGCACGGTTAGCGATCTGGGCAGGCTTGCCGTGGAACTCGCTGTACTCTTTCTTGTAGTTACGTTTGCTAGTGTCTTGTGCCATGATTTACCTCTTAGTGTTGAACTCGCAGCTAGTGCAGGGACACCAGCCGCAGAGCGGGGTTCGTGTGGGGTTCCACACATCGTTTGATACTGACGCTTCAATCTTAGCGACTCGCTCCCGATAGCGCCACCACTCAGCTTCGGCTTCGTCAACCGCCATGCTGTGCTTGACCATCGAGTTCTTGACCACGAACAAAAGCGCAGAGTTAACCTTGCGAA